TACCCTTTTCCGCCACCGGCGCCGCAGGCGTGGCCGGGTTCTCCGTATGAGTGTGTTCAACCACGGACCGCGATAAGGATTCCTCCTGGCTGTCCGCAACCTGGTCTTTCGGCGTGATCGTTTCTTCGACCGTCCTTAAGTTCCCCGCCTCCGTCGGCGCCACCTCGACCCGGTTTATCTGGCCCTTGACCTCCGTTGCCGGCGTCGGCGTATCCGGGTTCTCGGTATGCAATGTGGCTGTCCTGGCCCGGCTCAATGAATTCTCTGTGCTTACCGATTCCTGATCTTTCGGCGTAGTCGTGGTTTCCGCTGTCCGCAGGTTACCCGCTTCCGTCGGCGCGGCGTCCACGCGCTTGATCTTGCCCTTTTCCGCCACCGGCGCCGCAGGCGTGGCCGGGTTCTCCGTATGAGTGTGTTCAACCACGGACCGCGATAACGATTCCTCCTGGCTGTCCGCCGTCTGGTCTTTCGGCGTATTCTGCCTTAAATTGATATCGTCGGTATCGTCGTCGTTCTTCTCGCGGTCTATTTGGATTATCTTGCCTTTAGTTGCCGCGCTTACATCGGGCAACCCGATACTGACGCCGGCGTCATTCTTATCCCCGGTCTTGACCCCGTAATGCTTGGTGGTCTTGGTTTCCAGCGCCGGCGACCGGGTGCTTACATGCTCCGCTTCCGTCTGGTACAGCCGGCTGATTTTATCAATGAAAGTCGTGTATGTCCCATGATCCTCATTGATCAATACCGGTCCCATCCGGTACTTGATCCCGTTCGAGTTAGCCGGGCAGGCTGGAATGCTCTGTTGCCCGTAATACCAGGTTGTCTCGACTTTGAACCGGGACCCGCGCTCGGTGTAATAATCGGAGTTGGTCTTATCGCCCTTGTATAACCTCTGCCAGAACCGGAGTTTATCCTTGTACGGGCCTTCCTCGATGATCTCGTACCATAACCGGCCGCCGTACCAGGTCCCATCCCTGAACCAGATCGTGCCGGCCATCGGATCCTCGACCGTGCTGGATTCCGCTTCATTCTTGGCGGACGTATAGGCGCGCGCGTAAACGTAAATATCGTCCACGTGCGACCGGTCAACCCCTTCGATATAGCGGTCTATCGTGTCGCAGTTGTACCCGTTCTTCTCGGACCCGCGCCGATACTTCCACTTCTTCTCATTCAGGATTTCTCTTACCGCCGCTTCATTCATAGCGCCAACCTCTGTTCCCCGTGCTTCTCCGCGTCAAACTTCGCCTGCGTTTCCAGCACCTGCGTATTGCGCTCTATATACTCCACAACCGCGGGCCATTCATCGGCCCACGGTTGTTTTCTGAACCATAAAAGGTACTTGGTCGGGACCGCGCCCATAGCCGTCCCTTTCCATTTCCCGAAGGGAAACGAACTGTGATCATCCAGTTTCAGGTTTAATCTGCGCTGGCCCATTGATCATTTTGCCTTCAATTCCTCCAACTCCGCCTTGCGCTTACGGGCCACGATGAATTTCCAAATGAACACGCCAAGCGGGAGAATGATACCCACTAACTCGGCCCATTCAGTTTCAGTCATCCACCCGGCTCCGGCAATTACTCCACCGGCCAGCATTAACAGGTTGCGTATTATGCTTATCAGATCCATTACCCTACCCTCCTTTAGCCTTCATAACCGGTTCCTCCGGCGTAGTAGGCTGATTTTGTTTCTTAAACGCGCTTAACAATAACGCCACGTCACCCGTCACCAGTAAAACGAACATGCCGGCCAGTACAATCATTTCAGGCGATCCCATACTTATCGGCTTGGCCCATGAAAAATAAACATAAGCCAGGATATTATTTATCGCCACCAGGATCAGCGCCATTCCGCTGATAAGGATTAAAGGCGTTCGCCACTTGGCGCCCGTCGCCTGTTCCAGCGCGATCAACTTCTCCTGCAGCCAGAGTCCCGCCTGTTTCAATGAAAAATCAAGATTCTGCGTTGCCATTTCATAGTCATGTTTCATCCGGGCCAACTCGGTCTGGTCCACCCGTCCCTTGCTGACGTACTCGATTATTCCCATCCCGATAGACTTCACCATGTCATACGCGCCGGTAACAACTGCCAGTATTTCCGCGCCCGTCATTTCATCTTCTCCTCATGCTCTTTGCGCTCAATTTGACTCACACCGTTGCGGACGGATTTCAGGGCCGCGTCAAACCCGTTCCCCACCGGGCCTTTCGCGCTTCGTTCTTCCCATTCATCATTCACCGGCTTGGCCGGGCAGGGCTGGCAACAGAAAGGGCAATGGTAAGAATGTTCCGTGCGAAAAGACTTGAACTCTTTGTTGCATTGCGCACAGCGCATTATGAGCCATAATCCCTCGGTGCGGATGATCTCAATACGCTTTTCCATCCTTAAAGCCCCCCGGTTTGCATACGTATAAAAAAGAACATCAGGAGTGCAAAGGTTCCAAGCAATGCGAAGCTCACAAGTAAACACACAATAGTCTCCGGGTTGATTCTCATAATTGCCTGATGATTGTTTTCGCCACATCCCACGTATCCCCGATAACCTTCAGGGCCAGTATCCCGCCTGTCGTGCATGCGATCCAGATAAGTACCCTTAATACCCGGTCGTGATCGTTGAGCATGGATTGAACTGACTTACGCCCATTGTCTTTGTATAGCCGGTTGTTAAGCTCGCGCTGGTCGGTTTGCACCTGCTGGACATCAGATTTAATGTCTCGCAGAAATGACATGGTCTCGGTATGCTTCTGTTCGCAACGTTCGACTGTCATAAAATCGGTCATGTGTACCTTCCTTTATCTTCGAACCAAAAACCAAATCCGCACATCCAGCAGATCACCCGCGCTATGAGCATGACGCCCAGCATGAGCGACATGAACATCAGCATCCCAACCAGCTCCAGGCCCTCTAGCAGTTTCATGTCAATCTCAATATCAGAATTGCACAAATCGCCAAGATCATCCCGCCCGCGAGCAGCACACCCGCGAACACGTGCCAGTCCATATCCCCGGGCACCGGGTCATACTTCACGACTGTTCCGTTGACCGTTGCGCCCGGCGCGTGCTCGAGCGTCATGTTCCACTGGCCGTCAGGCAGTTTGATAAAATCCACCACCAGGCCAGTTGTGACCGAGCGGTCGTTGAATGTCGCCGTTACGGTTTTGCCGATTAGGTCTTTCATTCTTTAGGGCCTCAAAATTATTCCTGAAAAATAATTCGCTATGGCGTCGGGCGCATTCGTAATTGTTCTCCCGACAACATTGCGCAGGTCTACATAATACCAGTTATTAGTGGCGGAGTTATAAAACTGAAACGATGCCGAGGGCGTATACCTAATCCCAGTGCCAACGGCAAGATGTTTGTCGCGAAACAGTGTTCCGTTCTGGTACAGCCTCATATTCAATCGCGCGCCATCGTCAGCGGCAATTGTTATGATATTGACCGAAACATTGATATTGCACCACCCTATCACTCCGGGCACCCAGTTGGTTCCGTCATAACTACCAGTTATTAAGCTGACCGTATTTGTAAAGCCGAGATTTCTTGTGCCGGCATCTGCTATTGTCCACGTGGTATCGTTGTTGACTTCGATCGCTGACAGCGGACTCCAATTTCCATTGCCTGCCGTATCGGTTGCCGTCCAAACAGCGCCGCTTACCGGCGTGCCGTTGGTCATCTGTATCCCTGCCGCGTTGGTGAGCCAGCGCCCCTGCGCGTCCAAATCCCGCGCCGCCCATGACCCGTTGCCTGCGGCGTCGCTGGACAGTATCCGGCCCAGCCCCGCGTTGTTGGTGATCTGGATAAAGTCCGCGTTGGTGAGCGCGTTACCGCCCAGCCCCATGGGGCCGGACAGCTCTCCCCCGGCTTTCGGTAGCGCATCGTCGGCAGTCGCTTGAGCCGCTGCAGCGGCGTTGCTCGCGGCCAGCGCCAGATTGCTCGCCGCGGCGCCCCAATCGCCGCGATAGACCGTGCTATCGGTTACACCGACGCATCGGAAATCGTTTGTTTTCGGCCAGTTGGTCCGTGTCTCGCCGCCCCAGGTCAAAGCGCCAGCCGTATTAAGCGTCCAGAGATTCGTGCCGTTGAGCGCGATCGTGACCTGGTTGCTCGATTCCGGCGCGACGCCGAACGCCCAAACCCAGGTGTCAGTAAAGGTCTCACCGGTTTTGTCCACATAACAATTATTTGTGGCCTGACCTTGATAATTGGTGTAAAGCCCCTCGAAATCTTCAATGTTCGTTGCTCCGTACCAGAAATAAGTGGTGGCATTAAAATCTACCATCCATAAGTCACCCGCATGAAATTTTACAACCGTCGAAGTGCCGTCCTTGACCAACTCCCACTGACTCGTTCCGAACGCGTCGGTGATCTGCGTATAGACTCCGGTAACGTCGGGACTTGGATCGCCGGTAACGGCTATCCCATCCGACGGCTGCCAGGCGCGTGTCCAACTCTGCGTGTATAGTATAACCGTATCTTTGGCCGCGTATTGCCACCAGTTGCTTGCCACGCCGCCGGAGCCTTCAAGGGCGATGATGCGCTGGTCAAAGTTGGCGTTGGTCTCGTCCTGGACCGCGTTTGTGTTCTCTATAATGGTAATCCGTGCCTCAAAAGCGGAATTGGTCGTTACCTGCGCGATTCGGAAAGTCTCATTCGACCCTATCCGGACCCGGAACGCTTCATAGGACTCATTGCTGTTCACCTGCGCAACCCGGAAATCCTCGTTCGATCCTATCCTCACTTCAAACCCGGCATTCGTATTCACCTGCGCAACCCGGAATTCCTCATTTGACCCTATCCGCGCGTCGAAATTCCCGTTCGTCGCGTCTATCCCGTCCAGCCGTGTCTCAAACCCGGCGTTCGTATTCACCTGCGCCACCCGGAAATCCTCGTTCGATCCTATCCTAACCTCAAACCCGGCGTTCGTATTCACCTGCGCCACCCGGAAATCCTCGTTCGATCCTATCCTCACTTCAAACCCGGCGTTCGTATTCACCTGCGCGGCCCGGAATTCCTCATTCGACCCTATCCGCGCGTCGAAATTCCCGTTCGTCGCGTCTATCCCGTCCAGCCGTGTCTCAAACCCGGCATTCGTATTCACCTGCGCCACCCGGAAATCCTGGTTCGATTCGATCCGCACTTCATACCCGGCATTACTGCTTATCTGCGCGTAGATCCGGTCATGAATGTAATCGAAATTGGTCTCGAACCCGCCGGTAAATGTCTCGTTAGAACTTATCCTCGCGTTGAAGTTGGCATTGGTAAGATCAATCGCGTCCAGCCGGTTCTCAAAGCCCTGGTTCGTGTTCACCTGGTTATCGAATAACGTCTGAAACCCGATATTCGTATTCACCTGCGCGATTCGGAACGTCTCGTTCGACCCTATCCGTACCGTCAGCAGCCGGTTCACGTTCGTTTGCGCTATGTACCGCGCCTCGAATCCCTGGTTCGTCGTCTGCTGGTTGTCAAAAAGCGTCTGGAACCCGGAATTAGTTGATACCTGCGCGGCCCGGAACGCTTCATTAACTACTATCCTGGCTGTCAGAAGATAATTTATATTCGTCTGCGCTATGTACCGCGCCTCGAAACCCTGGTTCGTCGTCTGCTGGTTGTCAAAAAGCGTCTGGAACCCGGAATTAGTTGATACCTGCGCGGCCCGGAACGCTTCATTAGAAGCTATCCGTGTTTCCAGCCCTGTATCACCCGATTCTAAATTATCAAGTCGTAACTCAAAAGCGGAGTTGGTCGTCACCTGCGCGGCCCGGAACGCCTCGTTCGATCCTATCCGTAAATCGAAATTCCCGTTCGTCGTGTCTATCGCGTCCAGGCGCGCCTCGAATCCAGTGTTCGTATTCACCTGCGCGGCCCGGAACGCCTCGTTCGATCCTATCCGTAAATCGAAATTCCCGTTCGTCCCGTCTATCGCGTCCAGGCGCGCCTCAAACCCGGCGTTCGTATTCACCTGCGCGGCATGCAGCGCGTCGTTCGAAGATATCCGCGCCTCGAAAACAGAGTTAGTTCCGGACTGCGCGATCGCGTTATTCGTCACCAGCAGGCCAAGCGAGTTCTGCGCGTTAGTGGAGTTCCCAAGATTGGTCGTAAGCGTTCCAAGCGTTCCAAGCAGGTTCGTTATGTAGGCGCCCTGGTTCGTTTCCCCGCTGGACCGGATATAGCGTCCGCTCACTCCATCGAAAACGGCTATCTCCCCGTCGTTCACCGTGCCTTTAGTCGCCACGCTCGGATAATACTGCGCGGACCCTATCGCCGCCGCGCCGGCCAATGCCAGCATAATAACAATCTTTTTCATAGCGCTTCCATAATCCGTCCGATCCGTCTTATTCAGATAGCGGCTCAAACCGGACCGTTGCGTCCCCGGATCCCTTGATAAACTTCGCCACGTTCGCCAGCGCCCGGCTCCATATCCCGTTGTATCCGTTGGCAAGTAAAATGCCTACCGCTGTTGCGGTATCCGGATCAGTTCCATCGAAAGTAACGTACACGCTGGCCGCCTTAACGCTCACCCATACATGCGTCACAATACCCGTGAAATCCGTTATCCCGACCACCGCCGCCGCTACGTCTAATTCCTGGGCCACCTGGCTGTTGCCGGTTGGCTTTAACTGCGATTCTAAATTCGTTACATGTACGTTCATTATTTCTTTTCTCCTGTTATTTGTTTATCTTTTCTGAACCCTGAACACCGAATACTGAATATCTCCCCTATCCTTATTGCCTGCTGAATTGCGCTTTCCTTATTTCTCCCCGTCCGTCCACCAGTTCATCCTCAAGCTCGTCCAGCGCCTTCTCCGCTTCCGCCAGGTACCCCGCGCGCGCCGGCGGATCCGCTATAAGGTAATCCGCGTGCGCGCCGAAAACGACGTATGCCTTGAGATACTTCGGAAAATCCACCGGCTCCCAATAAGTTGTTTCCGATTCAGGATTCTTATTCAAGCTCGGCAGTAATGCCTTGTAACATTCGCCCGTGCCGGCAAGGTAAACCAGGTCGGCAATCGCGTAATTCGTTGCGTCGCTCCATTCCGTAAGCGAGAATTCAGGCGGCGGCGGCCTGAACCGGACCCACGGCTTTGCCGGCGCCTCTTCCGCTGTCACCTGGATCCCGTCCTCGAAAAAAATTACCGGGCGCACCACCGCGGCGAACCGGTATATGCGCGGGTCCTTGTCGTAAATGCAGTTTTCCAGGTCAACGTCGTCAATCTCATTTTCGCCTTCCTGCTGAAAATCGATCGTTCTCTGGAAGTCTTCGCCCACTTCCGCCCACCAGTCGGTTTCGGTCGCCGGGTTATAGTTCACGTTCGCGTCCTGCAAACTCACGTAATATTTTTCGTTCCCGTCGGCGTCCTCGTAAAATACTTCATCATCCGTTGCGTAGGTCAGACTTCCGTCCCAGGTTGCCCGGTACTGGCGTTGCTCGGTTTTCATTATCTCCTGCCAGAAATAACGCCTCCACCCGGTTTCCGCGCGCTCGTTGATATACTCCGCGATCGTCGCGTTTTCCGCCGCCGTCACGTCCGCGGTCGCCGGGTCTATCCCGCGCAATCTCAATATGGACTCGTAAACTTTTTTGATTATGCAGGTTTTCATTTGTATATCTTCCTGAAACTTACCCTGCCGTGCCTGTTGCGCATGGATTTAACCGATCTCTGCGCGCGTTCATCTATTCCAAAATACATTTTATCCTGGTCCTTCCAGTAATTATCGGCGTCCCGGCTCAATACTTTCCGGCCCTCCGCGTCCACCGCGTTCATTGTCGCCGTTACCGAATACTGCCTTTTCAGCATCCCGCTCGATCCCGGTATCCGCGCGTTGCGGCTTTGCGCCAGTGTTTCATCAAGTTTCCGCGCCTCGACCAGGCTTTCGTTCCGGCGCGTATTAGCCCGCTTCGCCAGCTCAACCATTATTTCTTCGCTTCTTATGCCTTCCCGGTTCATGCCTGTCCCGCCATATTTGCCGGAGCGCCCGGTGCCGCCTGCGCGCCGCCCAGCGGCAACGCTGTTTTACCGCCTTGCCTCCCGATTTCCACGTTCTCCCCGAACTGTTGCGCCAGGGTCGCCATGCGCTGCAACCTGCTTTGCAGGATGGTCAGCTTGTCCGGCGCCATGTCGTTGTATATTTGCGGGTTCATCTGCTGCATATTCTGATACAGTTGCATTCTCAACTGGTAATTTATACTCCCGTCGTCCGGCAGTTCCGGCTCGGTCCCGGCCCGGATCTTCTGGTAGGCTTTGATCTCATCCTCGATCTCCTTCTGGTTCGCCTGTTCGACCGGTATGATCGAAGCTTCCGCCAGTTCCGGCGCTATCCGCCAGAGTATCATCGAAACGATCGGGCTGGTCTGGATCGTCTTGTCCCGGTCCATTGCCAGGAGCAGGTCCTTCACTATCTTGGCGATCGTTTCCAGGTAGGCCGGGTCCATATCGCGCGGATCGAACACCAGTTCCAGGTCATACTGACCCTGGATCTCTTCCCGGCTCCTGAATATCGGGATCCCTTCCTTGTTCGTTATCCTCTGCAGGAGTTCGTCCGGCATGTACTGTTGGCATAACTTGAATATCTGCCACAATGCTTCGCGTATGTTCATCAGCCACCAGATAACCTTGAATTCGCGCTGGAGCGCCGCCTGGTCCGGCGGCACTTCCGCGTTCTCGCGTCCGAAATACTCGTCATTCTGGCGCCGCAGTTCCTTGATCATATCAATCACGGTCCGCGGGTATGTCGGCGGATCCATCCATTCAAAATCGCCTTCGCGTTTCGCCTGTAATTCGACCAGCGGCTTGATGTGCAGCACGCCCATTCGGTTCCGGTTCCTGGTAATTATCGGCGGCACGCCCGCCAGTTGCGCGTGGTTTCCGAATGAATCGCAGTAAACTTTCATAAGGCCCTGGTACGTCCCGGCGATCTCCGCTATACCGCGCGCGTCCAAACTGCGATTAGTCGTAAGTTCGCGCTCAATCACTATTCCCGGCCATTCGCCGTGCGCGTAGTCAATCAGCCTGCGTTCCGTGCCCGGCATGCTTATTTCCTTGTGGAATACCACGTAGTACCTGCCCGGCACCCCGTCCTCGTTCGTCGCCTGGTAATACGCGGTCAGGATCTGGTACATGCCCTTGTAATATTTTGAGTCGCGCGATACCACGTGCCCGACTCTATCACGCACGTATTCCGGGAAGGCCGCCGCGGCTTCATGTCCGCCCTCGCGCGATCCATCCGGCCTGCGCCTGCCGATAACCTCTTCCACGAAATCCGCGTCCCATCCGTCGCTGATCTGTTTCTCGATTATCTGCGTCTTGGTAAGCCATTCCGCCTCAAAGTAAATCGGCGCGTCGCTGAATTCGCGCGTGTTAAGCCTGATGAACCAGTCCTCGTAAAGCCGTTTCGCCTGCACGTCCGGTCCGTCGCGCCTCGTATAAGGCACCGGGAATTCGGCGCGGCCGGTTTCCCTTAAATCGTTGATCACCTTTTTGGCGCGCTTTATTCTTAATGTGGGGAAAAATTCAATCAGTTTCGGCGCCAGTATTTCTTTGCTGATCTCCGGACTTGCTATCGCGGATCTGAAATCCTCTGCCGCCTGGTTCGCCTGGTCGGTCATTATTTGGGCCTCGGCCTGGCTGCCTTCGCTCTGCGCCCATTCCGCTATATTCTGGATGGCCTGGTTCACGTAGAGCTGCATGAGTTCGTCCACCGTCAGCGGTTGCATCTTTAAAGATATTTCCTTGCGCCAGTAGATCCCCAGCAGGGCAACCGCCGGCGTGTCGGCCAGAAAAAAGTTCGCCGTGCGCATAAGTTCCTTGATCCAGCGGATGCCCAGGTAGTTCTTCAAGACCCACCGCATCATGATCGCCATGTTTCCGGCTTTCTTGATATCGGTTATCTCGGTCCCGCGGAAATTGATCTGCGCCCGGGTAGCGGATAGCAAAAGCAGCATCACGTCCTCGTTGATCAGCATGTCGGCCATGCGGACCCGCATGTCCGCGGCGCCGTCAAACGGCTCCGGATCTTCGTCGGCGTTCTCTTCTTTATGCTTTAAGCCGTCGGCCGACTGCTTATCCCAGCGGCAATAGCGGATATCCTCGTAATCAACGCGCGCGGTCCATACGTTGTCCCGGCTTTCACTGGCGATAGCGTCAACTTCGTCCTTGAGTTCTTGCAGGGTGGGTTCGGTCAGTAGCCCCGTGCCGCCCTCATCCTTAATCTCGTCATAAGGCGCTTTGTCAGGCATTTGGGCCTTCTTTCATTTATTTTCATGGTGTTGGTCGGCGGGGAAAATGATGAAAACCCCGCCGCCAACTTGTCGCGTCGTAGCTTTTCAGCATAGACGGACCCATTTTTCATGGTGTTGGTCGGCGGGGAAAATGATGAAAACCCCGCCGCCAACTTGTCGCGTCGTAGCTTTTCAGCATAGACGGACCCATGATAGCCAAACTACTTCGTGATCTTGAAGTACACCAGTACTTCGCCGGCCGTCAGTTGGCTCATGCTATGCGGTGCGGTCGCGGGCGTGAACGTGAAGTCCACCGTGTCCGCGCTCGTATAGATGTAGCCGCCCAACCCCGCTTCCGTCAGCGTATATGCCGTCATGTACGCGCCCGATTGAGTTGTCAGGACACCGTTCGTCCCAACATTCAACGTGCCCTCGGTCAGGGTCGCCGTCGCCGTCAGGTTTGTATGCAACCCAGCGGTCGTCAGCGGCGTGACCGTCGCGGTGGCCGTCAGGTTTGTATGCAACCCAGCGGTCGTCAGCGGCGTGACCGTCGCGGTGGCCGTCAGGTTCGTATGCAACCCGGCAATCGTCAGCGGCGTGACCGTCGCGGTGGCCGTCAGGTTCGTATGCAACCCAGCGGTCGTCAGCGGCGTGACCGTCGCGGTGGCTGTGGCATTCGTAACAGCAAATACCGTGGAGCCGTCCGCATTGGTAATCGCAGCGCCGGTTGAATCAAACAACTGCGCGAACTGCATCATAACCGTAACCACCGGATCGTTGGTCCCGGCATACACTATGTCAACGGTTTGCGCCGTCGGTGTAACCACCGGATCGTTGGTCCCGGCATACACTATGTCAACGGTTTGCGCCGTCGGTGTAACCACCGGCTCGTTGGTCCCGGCATACACTATGTGAACGGTTTGCGCCGTCGGTGTAACCACCGGATCGTTGGTCCCGGCATACACTATGTCAACGGTTTGCGCCGTCGGTGTAACCACCGGATCGTTGGTCCCGGCATACACTATGTCAACGGTTTGCGCCGTCGGTGTAACCACCGGATCGTTGGTCGTGGCAAAGCTCATATCAGCGCTTTGCACCGCCCAGGTCGCGGTCGTGATTGCGTTCTTGGTCGTGGCCGTGCCGTACATCGACTTGCCCTGCTTGATCCAGACCGTGCTGTTGGTCGTGATCTGCATGGACTCGATGAACCGGGTCGTGTCCGAACCGTCGCCCACAATCATGGTCAGGCTATCCGTGCTTGTCCCTGTGCTGAAAGTAAATTCATCTTTCAGCAGGGCCACAACGCATCTTACACTCGTATTCGCGGGTGCGCGGTACAAGTTCGTAAGTGTTTGCGCTGTGTTCAGATTTGTATCCGTAAGGTCCGAATACAATATCCGCGCGCAATGCGTCGCGCCCAGGTTCGCCTGTTCCTCGATCGTGCATGGCCGCCATTGCGCGGCATACGCCGCCGAAGCGCATAATGCCAGCATAAACAGTATTCCAATTTTCCCTATCATACTTTACCCCCTGTTTTAGTCCTTATCGGACTTGCTGTTATTATGTGTTCGTTAAAACGTAGCCCTGCCCCAACGGGTTATGGCAACGCAGTATGTACACGGCATCGTGATAGCCGCGCGGTCCGCCGGATTGCGGCGGAAGGACCCAGGATGAAGGCTGGTCAAGGAAGCATAACTCCCACATGTCCATATCCAATAATACGCCGCTCTTCGGTGTATAAGCGGATATCGCCCCCGTTCCCCGTGTGCAAGCCATGTACCATGACGGGAATACCGTGACGACGCCCGCGTCAAACTCAAAAGTATCAACCACGCGCATCAGCTTCTTCTCGCTGATGTTAATGTTGTACTTCTGTAACGCCTGCGCCGTGTTCACGTCCTCCACGTGCCTCTGCGCCCAACCGGACATCTGGACCTTTAACTCGATACCCGCGTATTCCGTCAGGTCCACGGCGCCCTTCTTAGCGGTCGCGCATGCCTGCAATATGGTCTCCATATTGCCGGGCTGGAAACTCGCTAACGCGCCCGTGTAGGTGCAATTGGACGACGGCCTGAAATCCGCGTTTACCGGCAAGGTCGCCTGTGCGGAAGGGTTAAGCCAACTGTAAACCGCTCGGCTGGTGTACGGATCGGATCCGGACTCCGCCTGCGTGTCGTCGTCGCTTAACAACTGCTTCTCGATCATCTGCGCCAGTATAAGCGCGTCGTCAGCCGCTTGTTTCGCACGCTCACTGCCTTTCACACCCGCTGTCCTGGTCAGGTTCGCCAATCGGCTCGCCATCCAGCCTGCCGTCATCATCCACATCGCGTAACCGGATATCTTTACCCGGTTCGTATGTTCAAACGATGCCAGGTCCGTGCCGTCCAATTGTCCGGCGAAAGCGCGGTCAGGGTATTTCTGCACCGGCCATTCGCTCAACATCTGGACGGGTTTATTGCCGCGTTTCAAAAGCCGCGAAAAAGGGGTCTTTTCGCTTTCCGCGATAAAGATTGTGTCCCCAAGTTCAGCGAGTTTTGCAACTTGGTCAGCTTCATAAATTCCAGCCATGAGATTATCCCCCAAACATCTTTTCAAATTGCTTGTTCAGGGAGTTCCGGTCCGCGCCTTCCGTCTTGAATTGGCCTTGATCGAATCCGGCGCGCCGCCTCCCTTGTGTGCCAACTGGCGGAACAGAAGAAGCACCTTTCCTGGTCGGCAATTTAGGCGGGTTCGGATCAGGCCTCGCGTTGGATGGCTTGGCTTTCGCCAGCCTCAACTTGCGCCCGGCTTCCTGGTCCGCAAGCTGTTGCTTTCTTGCCTCGGACCATGTCTGCCGCGCGGGTCCGGCTACGTCCAGAAGCCGATCGTCAATCCCGGCTTCCAGTTCCCGGATCTGCGCGCGCGTGTACTGCGGCTTCTCCGGCGTGCCTGTCCCCTCGTAATCCTCGTCCCTGTTCAACGTGCAAAACCGTTTCCACGCTTTCAGGTTGTCGAATTCCTGCAGAAGCTTCGCGCCGTCCTCTTCGATATAGTTGGGATCAATCCCTAACCGTACCGCGCTCTTAATGGACTCGCTCGATAACTTCTTCTCGACCCCTTCCAGCCTGGACTCAAGATCCTGCGCGCGCTCGGCCTCGTTCTTGTACTTGATGTTGATCTCATGGATCCGCTTATTGACTTTCGCCTGGGCCTTCTCTGAAAGCCCGTCAATCTCGCCTTCCTTGATCTCGCCCTCTTGTACTTCGCCTTCAGCCTCCGCTTCGCCCGGTTCCTGGTCGGTCGGCGTTGCTTCCTCTTGCTCGGCTTCCGGTTGCTCTCCTGCCGGCGGAGTTGTCTGCTCCGGTTCCGGCGGAGTCCCGGCTTGTTCAGGCGGTTGCCCGCTTTTCGCCAATCGTTCCTCGATGCTCATAGCCCGTGCCGTTCCGGTTCCGCTTTTCGCGGGAGCCGCAACTGCGCCTGCTACTCCGGCTGTTTCAGTTTCCTTTGCCATGATGTTTACCCCCATCATTAAGGTTGCCTGCGCTTTCCCCGGCGCAGTAACGGTGAAGGAAAAGTATTTCTCCTTCTGCTTACAAATTTAACGCATTTGTAAATTCCGTCTATAGCCTGTCAGCCAAATCAGCCGTTTCAGCCATTTTCCTGTTTCCGGTAAGTTTCCGCAAAACAAGGTGGACGCCGACCTCCCTGGCCGACGCTCGGGCAGGCCGGGCGGCGTTTCCGGTAAGTTTCCACAAAACAAGGTGGACGCCGACCTCCGGGCGGCGTTTCCGGTAAGTTTCCACAAAACAAGGTGGACGCCGACCTCCGGGCGGCGTTTCCGGTAAGTTTCCACAAAACAAGGTGGACGCCGACCTCCGGGCGGCGTTTCCGGTAAGTTTCCACAAAACAAAAAGGGCAGGCTTATTCAGCCTGCCCTTGCCTCCCCCTGGCCTTGCGCCAGGGGACCACTTAAATACTATTGCTTCACGCCTTCCTCGTTTCCTCCTTCGCCTTCCTGGCCTTCATCACCAACTCGATTATCCGCTCCTGCGCGTCCGCGGCGCCGCCTGCTTTCCCCGCGTAATACGCGCGCTCGGAGTCCGTCATCTTTGGGATCTCCAGATTTTCCACCGCCATTTCTTCCACCGCCATCAGCACGTTCAGCACTCCGTTCAGTAACCGGTTATCCTCTTCCACCATGAAACATTCCAGCAGTTTAGGCGCCGACATGCTCGGCACTTTCTCCAGGATACGGTTGATATCGTCCGTTTCCTTCTGCCCTAACTTGAATAACTTGAATCCCATGTTCCTCTCCTTTAATTAATTCGCTTTGCCAAACACCTTCTCCACTTCTTCCCTTAAATACTTCGCGTTCTTGCATCCGGGCAGAATATACCGCTTGATCTTTCCGGACTTGACCGCCATTTCAAGTTCGTACCGCGTAATCCCGTAATGCAGAACCAGGTCCTTACGCCTTATGAATACTGTGTTCGGTAGCGTCATCTTCTTTCTCTGTTGGCGGTGATAATCAGAGCAAGCTCATGATAGTCGCCGTGGTTCGTCTTGATGTTGTGGATATTTTGTTGTTCGGCTTCATACTTCCCACCGTTGAAAGTTTGCCCTGCGAATCTCGTGCGCCGCCCGTGCGCCGATGTCGCGCCCGATGTACTTGATTACCGTGGCGTCGTCGCCGTGCAGGAATCCGCGTTCCAAGATCATGGCGTCAATCTCGACCATCACGCGCAACCGCCTGCCCATCGGATCGGGCGGGCGCTGCACGGACACGTTGCACAGACGCCGCCCGATTGCGGTTGTTCTCTCCGCAAGCTCGCGGTTCTCGCCTTCAATCCGCGATGCCCGCGCCTCTGCCGACCGCAACTTGCTTTCGGTGTCCCGGAAGACAACGGAGCGCCGAACCAGACGCTCCACGGTACGGGAAACCGCCGACCTAACCTTGTTCTTGATGTTCATGCGTCCTTTCCGGCGGTTTCCCGCCCGTGAGCCTCGGCGTTCGGCTTACGGCCCATCAGGCGTTGAAGCGCCTGCATCCCCTTGTCGAAGTCGCTCCCGGCAAGGCCGGGTGGCGGCTCGTAGTGGTCAATCAGCGCAGAGGCGACGGCGATTGCCTCGTGCTCTGTCGGCATCCGCTCGCCGTCCTCATCAAAGCATGGTGTCATCGGTTTTCTCCTTTCTGGCCAGCCGAGGCTGACCGGCGGCGTTGGAACTCTCCCACTTGCTGATGTCTGGCCTTTCGTTCCATATCTGCACCATGCCGCAATGCCAACATCCCCGCTTGACTTCCGGCAAGCAGGCCGAGGCCAATCCGCAAGCCACATACCACCAGACATGCAGACCGAGTTTGCACAACATTCTTCGCCATATCGAACTTCCCATATCAACCTTCCTTTCTTGTTTCCGTTCCAACAACCGGCTGGAGGCTACGGCTTCGCCGCGCCTCAGCCGGAGCGTTTTACAGTTGCGCATTACAGTGCAGTCAGCCTACGTTGCTCTGCGCCGAGGCACAGCCCCGGCGTTGGAACTCTCCCACTTGCTGATGTCTGGCCGGCCATTCCAAATCTGAACCGTGCCACAATGTCCACAACCGCGTTTGACATACGGCAAGCGGGCCGATGGCGCTCCACACGCCTCATACCACCAGACATGTAGGCCGAGTTTGCACAACATCCGACGCCAAAATGATCCTTTCATATCAACCCTCCTTCTTGTTTTCGTTCCAACAACCGGGTTGAGCCTACCGCCTTCCGGCGGTGGCTCACCCGGGACGTT